CATAGCCTGATTGACCTGTGGCGCTTGGGCTGGTTTTAATCCTGGAGCCTGTGGTGGGCGCATTTGTGTCTGAGTGCCACCACCCATACCGCCTGCGCCCATCATTTGACTAGCCATCAACATACGTTGCGCGTTCGTGGCTGTGCCAATCCCTTGAGCGCTTTGTCCCATTGCGGATAGCGTCATTCGTGGGTCTGACATTAAAGCATTCATCCCCGTAAAAATGCTATTGCTGCCAATTGGGATTGTGCCTAAAGCCCCGCCTTCCATAGCCGCACCTAGCGCACCTGCTGTGCCAGACTCGATCAAAGAAGCACCAGCAGAGCTTGCCCCTGTTTGAGCAGCAGATCCTACACCGCCCAAGCCACCTGTAAACCCACCTGTAACGCCGCCTAGCAAAGCACCCTTTAACACATCCTGCCCTGTTAAAGCAGCGCCACCAGCGCCCACTCCTGCGCCTAACGCAGCCCCGATAATTAGCGGTTCAGCTCCACTCATGTCAGCCCCTTATCCTAAAAGACCGCCAAGAGCAGCCCCGCCTAATCCACCTAACGGGCCACCAAGCGCCAAGCCCGTTAAGCCCCCACCAATGGCAGAGCCGAACTGGTTGCGATAAATGGGCTGTGTAGTCTGCATACCCTGTGGTGCGCCATACGCAGCAGACAGGTAGCTTTGCAGCTTGTTGTAAGGCTGCATCTGCTCAAAGTTAAACCTGTTCATCGCGTCAGCAAGAGACATTTCTTGATAGCTCTCTTGCGTCTGACCTAGATCCATCAACCGCTGAATGTCCGCATAATCCTGCCCTGCTAATCCTGGAGCCAAACCCGCTGCTTGTAGCTGTCGTGCATAGTCTTGCCCTGCTGTGCCTGCCATGCCGCTCATTGCTTGCAATTGACCTGCTAGACCAGCTTGATAGCCCTGAGTAAGTGCGCCAGCGCCAGCCATACGGTTTGCAACATCTTGTTGACCAAGAGCGCCAAGTCGTGACAAAGCAGACTCTTGCAAACCTCTTTCTTGACCATAATTCTCAAATGCCAACTTGCCTGCTGTGTCTGTCAAGGCTTGAGCAAACGCGCCTGTAGAACGGTCTTGCAATTGCCCCATAGCATTAGAGCCATATCTACCAGCTTGACTTGCTTGTGAGTTAATCCGCTGCATAGCGTCTGAATACTGCTGCTCTGCCGCCCGTGCCGCTGGTGTAAACGCCCCTTGAAAGAACGGGTTGCCACCAAGATATGCGCCAGAAGCAGATTGCTGCGTTCCAGCCATAGCTGGATTAACCGCTCCACCCGCCGCAATTTGGCTATAGACATTAGCGCCAGGATCATACATAGAACGGTTGAAAACATCCGCAAACCCACCTAAAGCTGGATTAACGGCTGTCTGCAAAGCCCCTGCCGTTTGCTGTGCGCCTTGTACTAATGGGCTACCAGCCAGCGCCCTCTGCTGCGCCATTTGCATAGCCTGCTGAGTTGTCTGCGATGGGCCTACATAGGTTTGCCCAGGGTAAAACTGGGGCAATTCGCTTTCATACAAGGATCTTGCTTCTTTAAGCCCGTACTCCACAAAAGGACGCATTGTCGGGTCAAGCTCAGTCCTTGTGACTGTATTAGTGCCGCCGCCACCTGCCATGTTATATCTCCATCGCCCAACTGCGGGGCTTAAAACCTAAATTTTTAGCAACCTTTTCCCATCCTGGTCGCCACGAATCAAAAGTGATACGGTTGGCTCCACCATTCTTTGCAATGTCTTGCAAAAGGCTAAACCATGCTTTTATCTCACCATCTAACACGCCATAAGCGCACCAGATATGAAAAGCATCTTCTACCGCATACCCAATAAAAAACCCTACGCAAGTGTCCTCCCGCTTGGCTAACCATAAGACAGACTTGCCAGATACTAAACTGGCGTATACGTCCTCTGGAATCCAAAATTCTGGAGACTTGAGTAGGATCTTTTCTAGCTTAGGTTTGACGTAACCCCAAACCTGTCTAACCTGATCTGGAGGCACAAAGTCTAACCTCATCCAATCACCACATAAGCGTAAGTCTTATCTGCCGTAGTATTAGCCCAATGCTCAATGGTTGCCTGCCCTTTTGTCTGGTTGGTTACATAGATGTTGCTGTACGCCTGTGGCGCTATGTAATTCACCGTCAAGATAACGCAAGGGGTAGCAGGGCGTGTCGGGCTGGTTTGTGTGCCTACGGTTTTAATGATGACATTCACGTCAGACGTAGACCAAACGACCTGCACCTGATCGCCTGCCTCCAAATCAATAAACGTGTTAACTGTGCTAATCAGTTTGCCAAAGATGCTTGCGCTTTTTCTTTCTGGCACAGTAAAAATGCTGTTGCTGTTGGCTACATCTGTCCCGTTTTTCCTAAACCAAATATCAACATCGTGCGCTTCGTTATCTTGGTTTTCAAGCTGGATAGAAAACTGGAAGTTGTACTCGCCATCATTGGCTACCGTAACCTCATTATTGTTAACCAGAGAAACACCGCTTGCTTTGGCTACTGTATTAAACCCAACCTCATAGTCAGTATTTGCCGCCGCTGCTGTCTGCCCTGCCGTACACAATAAAAGCGCATAAGGGGCTGTGTCGTTAAACGCAGCAGCCGAAAATGGCAGTAGNATGATTTTGCTGTCTCGACTAATGCGCTCATCGTACAAAGTGGTTGAAATAGCGCCGCCAGTGTCTAAAGTAACCAGCCCTGTGTTATTGGTCTTGCCATCCATAATGCCGTTGACAATTTCTGCCACACCGCGAGGCTCACTGCCCTGCGGAGGGAGTCGCCTAAACATTATCTGCCCCCCGACTGCTGAACATCAACATCCACCGCAACTGTATGCTTCCAGTTAATGCCAGTAGGGTTTACCCTAAGCCTGTGGTATCTGCCAACAGACCTTAGCGGCACACGGTTTTCATCGTCCGCTTGCGCTGGATCGGAAAACACCAAAGGTGCGTCTAACCGCATACGGGAAGCCACTGATACCTGAGCAGATCCGTTATCTATTTGCGGGTATACAAGTTTCACAATACTTTGCGCCCCTACGGTAATATCCCCTGTAACAATCTCGCCTGGCAGGTTTTCTCCGGTAAAAGTCACAATCTTTGCGCCTAAAGCGCCTGCCAACAACATTTTACCCCCTGTCCACAACCGAGAATCTAATGAGCTTGGTAGTGTGTCAATCGTTCCGAAAGCGTCTAAGCCCTCTAACGTAATAGAAGGGGATGCGGCTGTAGCGATAGATGTGGCCTTGGTAATAATATTTGACCAGCGGTTGATCTGCCAGTTATACACAAGCATCTCGTTATTGCCGCTATTGTTCTTAAAACACCAAATTACCAGTTTATTAACAGGGTCAATTGCCGCTGTCATTAAATCAATCGAGCCTAAATCAACGTTCTGAAAGAAATACTTATCTACCCTTTCTANCCCAATGGGCTGTATTTGTTCGCCATTACAAACATAAAATCCATCGTCTGACANGAAATATACGCTTCTACCGTACTGAGCGATAGAAGATGGGACATAACAACCTAAGTTGCGGGAAATGGTGTCAAACTGGAAAAACAATGGGGAACCAATGTAAGACATACGAACAACGGCACGTTCTAACAATATCAACCCAAACTCGCCACCCGTTAACCCTTGAATGTCGCCCCCGTCTGGAATGTCTTGTATATCCGACTGAGAGTTAACCCCAGGTGTCCAATTGGTTTCGTCGTTGATGTTTGACCAGTAAACCCGAGACGGGTTGCTTGCGTCCCGTGCTGCCACTACAAAATCACGAACAACAGTTACAAATTTAGCGGAAGGCGCTGCTGCGGCAAGATCGTCAAAGTTGGTAGAAGCCCCACCTAAAGTCCATGCTTGCAGCTTATTTTGCCCGTTTGCGGCAATCATTACATTGCCAAACTGGGTAAAGTCCCAAGAATCGCTTGGTGTGTAATCTGTTGGCGATCCCATTACTAATTTAGACACATCGTTTAGCGCTGATGTAACAGAGTCAAATTTATAGAGCTTGGTTGTGCCAGCAGCAAAAAGAGTAGTGTCGCCAGAAATCCTGCCAGAAAACACCCCTCTCAAGTCTTGCGTAGCGTCTGAGGAATAATCAACCGCTGCTTGAGCAGGGCCATACCCAGACGATAACGGAATAACGTTTCTAGCGACTGTCAGCGCACCCGTTACCCCAGGCTGGTCTGGCAACCATTCGCCAAAGTTAATTGTTTTCATTGCCATGTGTTAGGCCCTTGTGAGCTATCCGTCCAAGCGTTGCCTGCAACTGGGTTTAACGCCCAAGTGTTGTCATCCGCAGCGCTTTGTGTCCATACGTTGTCATCTTCTGGCGTAATGGCCCAAGCGTTATCTTCACCTGGGGTTGCCGACCATTCCTCGCCAATCACGCCCCCACCACTTACAGCAGATCCTACGCCCACAATGGCCCCAGAAGCGCTATACACAACTTCTGAGCCAGCAATAACGGAGCCTGTGCCATTTAGGTCAGCAGCGCCCCTCTGTAGCCTTCCAGCTAGAGCAGAAACCGTGCCTGTGCCTGTAACATTTAGTGTGACAGTAAGGAAAAACCCACCAAATGCGTTTGTGGTTCCTTCCCCAGACACAAATGCCGTAGATGTACGGATTCGTAACGCATCGTTAGTTGCTGTGCCTGTGCCTGTCACTGAGCTGTCCCCAGACAGCAAATAACCGCCTAGAGCAGCAGTATTGCCCTGACCTGTTACAGTGGCAGCGCCAGACAGAATGCAAGTGTCTGGGGATTCCCATATCTCGCTGTCAAGCGAAAACGCGAGAGAATCCAAGTCGCCAAACTGGTCAAGATCCTCTAGCGTGAATGGGCCGCATACGTCCATTATGCCAACGTAACAGTAAGTTGCCCAGACGGAATCTTAAATATGTCGCCTGTGTCGATAGTTTTGCTGACAGTCAATTGCCCGTGATACAGCAGGTTGCCGCTTGTAGCCGCATCGTATATGCCGAAATGGGTAACCGTTCCCCAGTTAACTGTGGCCTGAGCAAATTGCACGTCTGCGCTGGTAGAAGATGCCCCATTAGACGGAGCGCCAAAGGTAGCAGCAACACGGGCATAAGAGCCGCCAGTTACCTCTGTGCCGCTGCCATCGTCGGTCGGGTCTGTGGTGAATAGCGCCACATACACTGTTGCAGGAGAGGAATACCCTGTATTACGCAAAGTTGCGTTAATTAGAGCATTTTCCAAGTAGTCAGAAATAGCAGCCATATTTATCTCGCAGCCAATGTCATTTTAATCGGTACGCCGCTGTACTCTGCACGATCATCAGCAGCCGTAAGTGTCGCAAGCCCTCTGTCGAACATTCCTGCCCACAATTGTATTCTCGCGTCATTCATTAAGTAAGGCTCTGCCTCTACCAATGCCCCATATAGGAGTAGGTCTGGGCAATTAGCCATAAATTCATTACTCGGCACTGTGTCAGATAAGTACTCTGGTGCAGCGTAATAGAGCATATCGAGCGTATATTCACCGTCTGGGGCAGGGGCAAATTTAAATTCATTCGCCATTACCGTGTAAAAGACAGGGATGCCTGACTCATGCACACGCCCATTGCGGTAAAAGATTGCTGGAGACACAAACTGCAAATCCCTGATCGGGTTTGTAACCAAGTGGATGTTACGCAGCTCCAGGAAATCGCTAGGCAAACCAACCGTAGAATCACCCCCCGTGGTCAGCGTAGTTGCCGACTTTAGCATCTGCCTGATACGCAGATCACGCCGCAAGCGCACCTCTGCTAAGCGGATAAAGTCCGGTATCTGGTCAGTAAGATCAGTCCTGGCTAGATAGTTAGCGATTGTGCTTTTTAGATCGCTGTAGTTTGTCAGAGCCATATTTTATGTGTTCCTGTCCGTATTCAGTCATGCCAATGTGTTTGATAAATGGCGTTAGATCGTGATCCACATAAGTAGGAATGCCGTTATCCAGCGCCTTTATGCAGAAATGCACGTCCTCACCAATAATGCCGCCGCTGTCTGTCCATAGAATATCGAACCACGGAGCAGGCATCTTCTCAAACACTTCTTTGCGGGTCAGGGACACACCAAACCCCACCGCTGTTACCTTTTCTATACCCTTCTTGCCTCTAGTGCTGACCTTGTGCCAAATGTGCTTATCGCCCTTAATTTCTAGGTTCTGAGCTGTCGGCAGGATAGGTTCTCGCCTTGTTGTGGCGTTAACCCCCAAGATCGGCACGTTCCGCATCAGCATCCCGCCTAACATATCGGACGGGAATCGCATATCACTGTCTATCCACAAAATAGCGTCTGCGCCTAACTCCATCGCTTCTCTGGCTAGTTTCTCTCTCTGGTCAAATATTAGCGTTCCAGGCATTTGCAACAGTACGATTTCATCGTCTGAATTCATGCCGTGGTAGGCGACCATCTTAGCCAAGTCAAAGCAAAATGCTGAGTGAACCATATCCCTACATGGGACGCAGATAGCTATTCTCATAATTTCCCTGGACGTGTACGAAAGAAACGGTTATCAGGATGATTTAGAAACGCACGAAATTCTTTCTCGTTAGTAACTAAAAACCCTCTCATAATACCTTTTCTATTAAGATCATCAACGACTGTCAGCGGCAATCTAGCCACTTTAGTCATACGATCATCATACCTGTCCAAGCTAGTTATGTCGTTGTATTCGCGCTTGTTGGACTCAATAATGTTGGAAACATCCTGCTTGGTTTCCAATACCAGCCCACCATCATCGTCCATGTGGGCTACTGTATGTCTCCCAGTTAAGGGGTCAACACTAAATAGTTTTTTCATGTATGTATGGGGGGAGAGTTGCCCCTCCCCCGTATCTCAAGTTGAGATTAAAGCGCCATGTTCAGGTCAGTGACTAAGCCATGAGCAGCTTCGTTACGCACTTCGAGCGTCAACTCGGCAATGATCTGAGTTTTCTCAGAGTCGCCTGTCTTTGCCAGTTCGTTCGTGGCGAACGGACGCAGATAAGCAACCGCAGCGTACTCGGGGTCAAGCACGAATGCGTCGATAGCGCGAACAAAACGATCAGGTACAACCGAGACGGAACCAAAGTCGCTCAAATAAACATCAGCGGCCCCGATAATGGTTGTAGGAGCGTCAGCAGGAGCCATGTAGCGCTGTTGAGCGATACCAGCAAAGGTCGAAACCTTCTGCTTGCCAGACGTGCCAACAACCAGCACCTTGGGTGAGCCACCGCTGTTAAACACCTTAGCGATGACGTTCTTGAGCAACTGCTCAGTAAAGGTACGGGTTGTACCGTCCGAACGGGTGCTTTCGCCAATGGTCGTAGGATCAGCGCCGCTTGCACCTTTGTCAGTGTTGGTCTTGATCCAGCTCAGGAGCGAACCCATCTTACGTGCGACAGTGCTAGATCCAGTAGAACGTGCCTGGTTAGCAGCAAGAATGGTTTCAATGTCACGCTTCAACTCGCTAGAAGCACGGGCAAGCTGGTAAGCCTTTTCTGACTTACGACCTGCCTTGTTGACTGCCTCAAGAGTGTTGGAGATCTGGATCGTCTTTTGCACGATCTGGGTATAGTTGCCCAGACGCACGGTTGGAGCCAGAGTAGCAGCGGTAGCGTCAGCGCCTTCAATTGCTGCGTTGTTGACGGTAGCCGATGCCAAGCTGTCTGTTTGCCACTCATGATACACAGCCGTTGCCTTGGTACGGGCAAGGGTGTTCAGAATGGGAGTTTCTGTGGGGCTAATGTCGTAAATGACATCAGACAAATCTTCACGCTGGCCAATGGCTGCGTGTGCGCTAAATGTTGCCATGATACTTTCCTATTATAAAAACTCGTTCTAAAAAACGTTTGCTGTCGTCTGCAATCCTTCCAGATCGCTTGAGCTGCTGTTTAACTTTCTTAACCTGCTCCTGTCCTGCCTCTCGCTGTGTAGATACCCCCGCCTTAAGCATTTTAGGAGCCTCTGCCACCCTTTTCGTGACTTGCGGCTGTTTGCTCATCAGCTTTTGGTACTGCATAGCCTGGTAAAGAGTCAGAACAGCGCGAGAGTCGTACACACTTGCAAGCTCTTGGTCTGTCCATCCGATAGACTTGGCAAAGGTGCGAATTTCCTTACGGACTGTTTCGCCCTTCTCTGGGTCTTTAAACTCTGGGATCGCCTGAGCTAATTTCTCAGCTTCTTGGGCAACATGACTAGATAGGTGCTGAACACGTTCCGCTTGTTGCATTTGTGCAATGCGTTGCCGTTCTGCATTAACTATCTGGAGTTGCTTTTCTCGCTGGTTTTGCTCTGCGACCTTGACCGCATATCCAATCGGATCAGTTTCCTTTAGCTCCTCAAGATTCTCAGGTTTGTTCTGCTTTTGCAAAACTTGCTCAATCATTTGGAGCTTCTGAGCGTACTGATCTCTCAAAGTTCTTGCCTGCTCGACTTGCGCCTTTTCCTGCTCTAGCGCCTTTCGTGCCTCGGCTAGTGATTGGGTTTTCTTGGTGTAGTCTGCCTCTCGCTGGTATCCGTTGATAAGTTCGTCAATGGTGACCTCGGTTTCCTCGCCTGCTACTTTGACNCGATACCGTGGCTTATCTTCGCTCTCATCAGCTTCCTCCTGCTCGTCATCAGATGCCTCTACAGTTNCCTGTTCCTCATCCTCCGATNCTATCGCCTCTTGCTCTGGNTCNGGNNNGGCTGCGGTTTGCTCTTGCNAGTCCTCACCACCCATCATCCCTAACAATGCTCCAGCGGCNTGATCCACCGAAAGCGTTCCACTACCCTCTTGGGGTGTCATGTTTTCGCTCATTTCTAACCCTCACNCTAGGTTTNCCCGCCTAGNTCGGTTTCCTGACAATATGTCAGTAATTCAGAATATGCGTAACCGTTTCTTGTCGATCTCTTTCTGAACCGCTAAAGACTCAAAGTGAGACACGATCTCGTTAACTGTACGCAAGCTACGGTAGGCAGATTCCCTAATGTCATAGTCATCTGGTCTACTGTTTTCAATCGTTTGCCTGTATGACTCTCTCATGACGTTTATCTCGTCCATGAAAAACTCATCCATCAATAAATGGTTGGCGCGTTCTGCTTTGTTCAATTCTGGCTACCTGCTTGAGCAAACCAATCAAAAGCTGGCTCTTGGTATTCATCCAAAGGCACAGCTACTTGGAAAAACGTGCCGCTATCACCTGGGTTAGGCACAGCCTTAAGAATGTAAGGCGCTTCTACCTCACCTGTAGGTGTGGCTTTGGCTGGCACAAACGTATCTTGTGGCGCAAGGTTTACTGGTGGGGTGAAATACCCAGAATCTTGGTTGATTATTGTTTCAAACACAGACCCACGAATTAAATCCAACTCTTGAGCGCGTTGCGTATTTCCTGATTGGATTGCGTCGATATACTGCCTGTCCAACGGAGATACAAAATCGCTGTAATCCTGCCCTGTGCGGTTGTCAACAAACTTGCCATCCGCCTGTACCAAGATCCCTGCATTGCCGTTGTAGTCTGACCGTATGCTGGTATCGCCAATTGTGATTGGTGTGCCATCAGCTCTTGTTACCGTTTCCCCTGGCTGCACTGCAACCGGACGTGAAATAGTACCTGTGCCGGTTGGCCCAGACTGTCCTGGTGTAGGCGTGTTACCAGCCCTGCCTAAGTTAGCCATGTAATCTCTAGCAGCTTGAGACGCTGCCGAGTTATCTAGCGCTGCGTTGCCTTCTCCTGGCCCGAAGTCCATTGGGATACTGCCGCCAAATATCGGGTTCTGCACATTT